CAATACTCTTTTTCAGAGGTCACTCGGGGAAAACTAGCTCACCCCAACTACGACACTTCAGTTCTAGTCCCAACTAGAAACAAATTCTGGAGAAATATCGTCCATGTAAACCCATCAGTCCCGGCAAATATTGACACTGAGATGAGTTTAACATGAGCAGAGTCCTTGACTCTATAAAAGCATTGAGAGAATCAAACCTTCTTGCCGGAAGGACCTTTCGCGACATCCAAGCTTTTATTTTGAAGTTTTAGAAACCTTCTTTTGTAACTTCACTGCTTACGAGCATAGACTGCCACACGCATTGGCAGGGTTTAATCAATTCAGACGAGTTCATATCACCTTTTGATCGTAGGTGAGAAGTTCTATCTCAGTTAACTGAATGAGTTGAAATTAAATCGAACGTGTTCATCCATCCCTTTACTAAATTATTGATGAGCAAAAAAGTATTCTTCTCTCACCATTGTTTGATTGCAAAAGTGACCTGTGAGAGTGAACTTAGTAATACCGAAATCCTTGATGATGATAACCCCGATCGTCGTTGCACTCGTTACATCATTGGAAATTAGTTCTACTTTAACGAATATACCCTTAGTGACCATCAATGAGTACAAAGAAATACTTTCCAAGTACCAATTGGCGATTTTATGGTTCAATCCATTTGTCGTGGTTACACAAAAAACCCTTCTCTTTACACAAGACAGGAAATGCTTGATTATCTTAGAAAGTCAAAAGGTTTCACTGTTCATGACAAAATAGATTTCTGAACAATTTTCTGTGATCCTCGTGTTCCTAACAAGTAGATCTATGAAATGATTGTACTACAAGTCTAGCCTGGTGACGAAGTGGTTGTGACCAACTCCGGTTATTATAACGAATATTCTTCTTTATACCTAGGTTCAAGTTATAAAGAGTTAATCAATCTTAATATTTTAAACAGAAATCGTATTCCCATTTAGCCTTTCAAATATACAAGTAATCACCACAGCGCCTAGTATTGGAAATGTCTGTGTACTAATAGCGTATTATCAAAATATACTCTCGATTGAGACAAAGATTCTGTCTACAAGGGTATTGATAAGATCGCTAGCGAATTTGGATTAGATAAGGACTTCATGGTTGATCAAATGGACGGATACTCCAAAAGACTCACCCCCCCAAATATAAGTATTGAAGTAGACTATGACGTATTAGAGAATGTTTGACCATTGGATCGAAGAAACGTAGGTAACAACGGAATTTTCGAAACTAATCTAAGTCCTAGGTCAATCTATTCTCCTTCTAAATTGGTCATCAGTTTGAGTGCATTCTTCCAGACTTCATGCGCTCCTTCTGACAACTAGAATACAACTACACTGCAAGATGCGCAGCTCAAATATCTTATTCATTTACATATGCTTAATACTTTTCGAGCTTGCGGTTTAAGAAGCGCATCTAAATTTGTTTCTGAAGATTTACTGATAGAAAATTGAAGAAACAAAAGAACCCTCCTTCGTTTAATTCGGTCTGAAGAAAGACGAATTCAAACAGGTACTATGACTTTGAAAAAATCCGGTGAAAAATTCGGTATAGCTCTAGAACCTTGCACTTTAGAAGAGAGCAGATATATTGTCTTAGACAAGAATGCTCAAAAATCAGCAGGAGCACCCCTATTTGATAAGAAAGGAGTTTGGGTGAGAGAGGAAGGTAATTGAAGGCTTATACTTTCTATGGTTGATTATGTTAGAAAGCATTGACGTACTAGTTGGAGACAACAATGTAGTGACATAATTAATTGAGATAATCCAATTATACGATCTTTATGTTCTTCTGTAATTTTTACTCGTACACAGGAGATCAAAACACGAGCCGTGTTCGGAGTTAGCGTAGTTATTAATGTGATTGAGAAATTATACGCTTCCCCGCTACTTGAGGTTTTCAAGGAAGCATCGAACTCTGGTTTTCCTACGCCAATTTGTATTGGACAGTCGGGGTCTAGAACTAATGATTTATGTTATATTATTGAAGGGAATAATAGCGTAAATATCTCGACTGATATTAGCGGGTTCGATGGTGGAGTGACCCCACGAACTATGCAATCGATTAAGGAAGTGCTTTCAGCACAATTCGTGAATACACAGGAAAGAAGAAATGATTTTAATCTTATTTGAGAAACTATGGTTAATTCATCCCTCACTCTCCCGAGTCTCAATATAAGTTTACGTAAGACACGAGGTTTGAATACTGGTAGTCAATTCACTTCAATAGTTGGGAGTCTTGCGAACGCTTCATACCAGTACTGGTCCTATATCGAATAGTTTAACCACTATCCAGATAGCGGTTCCATTCTTGTTCTTGGTGATGATACGATTATTGGTCTACGTTACCCAGAGCTATGTAAAGTAATGTCTGAAGCTGCAGCTAAACATTATTTAGAAAGAAGTTCCGACTCACTTTTGGAAACTTTCAATGTTAGTATATCTCCGGAAAAATCCGACATAAATGCAATGTTCTTTTTGGGTTGTAAAAGAGCAAGTGGCACACGGTTTCGCTGTCCACGAATTGTCATCTCTAAAATGTTATTTCCGGAACTCATTAGATATAAGCCTTGAATTAGAGACAAGGATATGCCCATTCCAGGGCAAGATCTTAATAGGATGAAAAGGATCTATGCACATCTAATTGTTATATCATACTTTTACCTCTAGCCTAACATGGGATCATTCGTACCATATGAATGAAGAATGGTAATCCTCACCGTAAAACAAGAGGATGTTTCTTATTTAGAAAGATTTGTCGCGCAGGAGAGCGGCAGTAAGCCTGATGAGTTCGACAGCTTCGGCAATAGGCTCCTATTAGTAACCAACTCCATTAGGACCAGCGGTTCATGTACTAGTCCATACGTGCTTATGGATTATGTGAAACCAAATAAGCTGTTATAGGAAGGTTACTCCTATG